CTATTCATCTGTGTTGCTAAAGCAAACATATCACCATCATCATATTCTGTTGTTGGTCTAGCTTTAGCACTATATTTGTCCATGAAAGCTAAGTCACTTTCGCTGAATTGAATATCTTCCATTACTTCTCCTATTTAATTGTATACTACAGGTTGATTACTTTATCGTCACCAGAGCCTTTTTTACTTCCTGTTTTTTTAAAAGTTCTAACAAGCGTTCCATCTGCTCCATAAACATTATAATCTATAGCTGTAACCTTACCTTTGCTATCTTTAACATTTTTTCTTTCGACTTTACTTAGTTTTTTATCGTCAGGCAATACAGAGTTCAAGTCGTTCATACGTCTTTTTAAAAGTCCTAAAAGATATACCCCACCAGAAGCTGAATGTTTGCCTAGTCCTACAAGTTTACTCATATCCCATTTACTTTCTGGTTTTTTTAGCTCTTTAATAGTTTCTTGAAAACCTGAGTATTCAGTAAAGTAACCATACGATGTTTTACCGATTCCAAAGTTCCATGCAGAACTAACAAAAGCAGGATAATATTTTTTATCTATTTTTTCTGCTTTTAAAAGCTCACTTGTTTTAGTTTCATATTCAGAAATAACAGATTTAGTAAAATCTTCTACAGTGTTATAATTAGAAGCTTTAAGTGTTTTGCCTCCTTTTATTGTTTTAACTGCTGTTTCCCATTCTAATTTATCTGCATTCTCTTTAACGTAATCAGACGATAGAGTGTTTTTACCTTCTTTAATAGTTTTGCCATCAAACACAACTGAGTCTGCTACAATACCATAAGGCATTGTTAGATTCTCTGAGTCTTTACCTACGTGAGCGGTAGTACCTTCTGCTTCTTTAAAAGAGTTAAACATTGTGTTAATAACTTGTTTTTTATCTTCAAAATCTGCTTTAGACATTCCTACAGTTTTTCCATAAACAACTACATCTTCATAAATAGAAGCACTTCCATTTTTAGCTATATAATCCATAAGTGCTTTTTTAGTTTTAACACCAATTTTACCGTCTGCTTTTACGCCTAAAAAGTCTTGAAGTTCTTTCTGTTTACCAAGATTACTTACGTTGTTTATAAGATTTTCCTGCTCCTCTTGTTGTTTTCCCATAGGACTAATAGTTTCTCCTGTAGGTTTATCACTTGCTTCTGCTTCTGGTATAATAAAGTCTAACACACTACCTACAGCCTCTTTTAATATATTGTAAGCAGGATTACCTTTTTGTTGATTTGCTTCTTTTCGTAGCTTGCTTTCTTGTTTTTTCTTTTCCCAATACTCTTTAGAACTTGCCATAGACTCTCTAGTTCTCTCAGCACCTTTTGCAGTTTCAAGCTTTTGCTCTTCTGTCTGTTCAAAGATACGTGGTGATTTAGGTAGTTTATTTAAAGCTTTTTTAAACCTTTTAGAAAGATTATCAAGAGCTTCATCAGTATCCATTTTATTAACATATACATCTTTTAAAAAACCATCTAAAAGAGATGGAATTTCTGTGGCTGTAGCCCCAAGTTTGTACGCAGTTCCAAGAGGAGAGAGATAAATTGCCTTATCAGCTGCTCTATCAAGAGGGTGTCCAATAGACGACTCTTGGATAAAGTCGTTTAAGTCTTTTATTTCTTGTACTACTTCAGCAATATAGCTACCTGCTCCAGTAACAGCATCTTTTACTAGAATACCTACAGCAGAAGCACTTTCTCTTTCTTCAATAGCAGCTTGTTTATCTGCATCAGAGGTAATACCAGCCATCATAGAAGCACTCATAGGAATAGGAATATAAATACCATCATCTGTATACAACTCTAATAAGCTATTGTTTAATACAATCTGAGGATTACTACCTACCATAAACTCTTCTATTTGCTCTTCATAGTCAAGATGAAGTTTTTCTTTTAAAGTATCTAGCCAAACAGGTAATGCATCTTGGTCAAAATCACCTAAAGAAGTTCTGAAATTTCCATTACTTGCAATATTACTATCGCCTACCTCTTTTAAAGCGTAAGCTTCAGCTACAATATCGTAGGCATCTGATTCTTCCATCCCTGCCGCAGTTAAGGTAGAGAAACGAACACGTGCTGCATACTCTTGGTTAACAGGTAGATTATCATATAGCTTTTCAACATAACTATTACTTATACTCTTTAAAGGTACATTAGAATCTTTCAAAGCGACTAAAAACTTTTGAGGGTCTGTTATTGTTCCTTTTGCTACCTCTAAAGCAACTTGGTTTTCAATAAACTGTTCTTCAGAAATATGTTTATTACTATAAAAAGAAAGCTGCTGTTGTTGTTGAATCAAAGCAGAAAGTTTCTGTGCTTTCTCTTCTTCTTGTTCAGGTTTAACTTTCAAAATAGATAAATTGTTAATCTCTTTATTGAGTGACCTAAAATGGTTCTCTACTAAAGGTACTGTAGTAGTTGTATTAGTTTTTAAGTTCTCAGAAACAAGAACAGTATTTCCTGTAAGCAACCCTTGGTTAATTTGTTGTTTAACTAATTTAGTTGCAGCTGCTTGCTCTGGTAGTCCTGCTAACGTCTTTAGATTAAAAGCATTACCTGAGCCTGTAGCATTATTAACATAAGACTCTGCTCTATGAGTTACAGCCGCAGGGCTAGTAGTCATATGCTTGACTCTATCATTAGCCATTGCTTTAGCTTCATTTAAACCTATAGCCCCATTACTAATTCCTTTTTCAAGCATCAAGTTAAAGTCTTTTTGAGGTAAGTAGAAATCAGTAGTAGCTTGCTTTATATCTGCCTTAACAGCTGAGTCAATACCATTCTTAAGTTTAGCAACATCCTGAGAAGCTTTAAGAACAAAAGGTTTGTCTTTTAATTTAGGGTCTGCCTTAACAAGCCTAGTTATCACATCATTTAATTCTTGAATCTTTGTATAGTCTCGGTTGTTGACCATCTCTTCTTCATCAATACTATTAATAGAAGTGTTAAAAGTAGTAGTAAAAAACTTCTTACCTATTTCTTCTCGTGGAAGCCCTACTAATACACCTGCTTCTTGCACAACTTTATAATGCTTGTTTAAAGTCTCTTGAGACATATTAGCTGTAGCAACAGCAGAAGATTGTAAATCATTACCATAATTAGATTCGTTTATCTTCTTAAGAGCTGCAGCAGATTGTTTAATAACACGTTCTCTTTCTGTAGCAATATGCTTACTTAAAGATTTTTGGTTATCGATAGATAAGCCTTTAGAGATATTATCTATTGCCGCTAGGTTCTTTGCTTTAAGATTAACAATCTCTTCTTTATTATTAGCATTTGCTAGTATCTGTTCATCAAAGTAAGAACTAAATACAGAAAGATTTTGAACTGCTTGAGTATACTCTTGTGCTTCTAAAGCTTTCTTTTCTCCTTCAGCAAACTTTAACATTGTTGTATTATAAGTTTCTTGTCCTTTTAAAAAAGTACTGTTAGCTTCTTTAGCTGCTTTTTCTAAAGCTTCTGGTCGTCTATCTTGTAATTCAAAACCTAAAGTTTCATTAAAGAAGCTCATAGCTGAGTTCATATCGTCAGGTGTTTGAGCATTTTTTAAATCTATCTTTAACTGGCTTTCTGCTTGAGCAAGTGATGTAGAGATTTCTAAGTAGTCAGCTGTTGTAGCTTGCTTAATCTGTTCATCACGTATTGCTTTTTGTCTTTTAGCTTCAGCTGCTTCTATTTGTCCTTCTACTACTTTCATATTACCGTAGCTTTGTAAAACATTAGATAAGCCTTGAAAAGCTTTAGCTGCTTGCATATTAGGCTGTACGTTGATAGTAGGAGAAAGTTGTCCTCCCATCATAGTCATATCACCTGTTGTATCATATTGAAACAAATCTGACATATTCTTTTATCCTTATTTCATCTGTAAGCCAGTAGTATATCCACTTAAGCCTGAACTAAATGCCCCTGAAGCTATTTCTAATGTAGACTGCTGTTGTGACATCATATTATTGTAGCTCTGCATATTCTCAGCATGGCGTGCGTCTGCTCCATAAGAGGCTTCTGTTAGTTTAGTTTGCATTGCTTCCATCTTACTATCAGCTTGCTGTATCATACTATCTTCTGTTAGTTCTTCTTTCATAGCAAGTACAGCTTGTTGTCTAGCTGCTGTATTACCATATACATTTGTTTCGGCTCTTTGTGAAGCCATCTGAGCTTCTGCTTGTCTTCCTTGTGCTACAAGGTTACTAAGCATCATCCCTACTTCATTGTTAACACCTCTAGCAGCAACAGATAAACTTTCGTGTTGCATTGCCATATCTCTTTCTGTATAGAGCTTATTAGCTTCAGCAGACTTTCCTGCTGCATCAGCTATAGCAGCATTGCTACTAACAGAGGAAGCCACTGAGACTGCCGCCATTCCTACTCCAATCCACGACATAATCTATTCTCCTAAATCCTGTAAATTTGATAATGAACTAAGTAATCCTAGTTCTTCATAAGTCTCTGCTATTACTTCTTTTTCAATAGCTTCTACTTCGCTTTTATCTGTGTGTTTTGTTATGTGTATGTTTAACCAAACTACATCTTCTTCTATATAAGCTGTTTTCTGCTCACCTGGTGTTCCTACGTATGTGTAAGGAGCTTCTAGCGTTACTTTCTTACCATCTTTGATTATCGATAGCTTACCTTTACTTAATATATTTAGTGTAGGTTGTTTGTGTATTTTACCGACTACTACAGAGCCTTTAGGCATCCTCACCTCACGTGCATATACACAATAACCCGAAAGTTCATCAGGTACAAAGTAATGCTCTACAGGACAGTCAACTGCCTCTGATACGCCTGTGTCTATCTGGTGTGTCATAGCATCTGATAAAGCTTTTACCTTTTCTCTGTAGGATACAGCTTCTATACTATTGTCCTTATTCGCAAGCTCCATATATCCTCCTATAAGCTCCATACAAGCCCTTGACGGCTCTTTCTCTATATACCCTATGCATTGACCTAAGTAACATAGAGAAAGAGGCGTAGTGCCTCTTATTTTTAATTAAACTCCAAACTTAACTACAGAAGCTAAGACACCCATAAGAACAAAGACTAAAACAGCCTTAGCTACAGTTCCTACAATAGCATCTAACTTATCTAGTCTCTTATGACATGTTTTAATAACTTCTTCATCTTTCTCAACTCTAGCTATTATACGTGTTTCCACAGCATCTATCCTAGAGTTGAACCGTTCATCTTGAATGGCAAAGTCTTGAAGTATAGAGTTGGTTCGTTCCATCTGGTCTTTGATACCAATAAGACTTTCAGAAATATTATGAAGGTCTTTGTCATGCTCATCAAGTTTAGAGGACACTCTAGCTTGCCACTCTTGATTCATGTTATTCTCCTAAGTCTTCTACAACCTTAAGACCTTTACCTTTTAATTGATTGATTACATCTTGTACAGTTTCATCTACTACTTCATTGGTAGAGTAGACTTTAAGCTTCTCTAAACCATAGATTACTAGACGAGTACTGAATCGTTCTAAGACTACTTTAAAAGCAACCTTAGCGATTAGTGACAAGAAGATTTCTTTTAACATTGTAAATAGAATGTTTACCATCTTATACAACCTCTCTCATTAGTTTACGTTCTGCTAGTTCATCAGCATACTTAACCTTTAAAGGCTCTACATCTACACCTTCAAGTTGTAACTCAGAAATCTTAGTAACAATCCAATCGGTAGATGATAGATAAGCTTTGGCCTCAGATGCTTTCTCTTGAGCTTCATGGTCAACAAAAACATACTTAGGTAGAACAGGCTGCTCAATCGGTTCAAAGTCTGCACGAGTAAACCCATACTGTTCAATTAGTTCGTTGTTTTCAGCTGCAACCCACTTCTTGAGTTCATCATCTTTTCTTATATTAAACAATGAGCCTTTTAGTTTATCTAAAAACTGTACATATTTATCTGTACCTTTTAGTGTATCTAAGTCTTTTTTTGTGTTAATTATTGTCATTTTAAATCTCCAGTTCAAGTTTTAATTTTAAGTTGTGTGCGTTGCTCCATTTAACATGGCCTAGCCAAGATGCTTTAAACTTTCGCAGTGCCTCTACATCATTTTGCCTAGTGTAACTTTTTATCTTTTGTTTTGCACGTTGCACAGAATCTTTACGAATGAGCTTGTAATCTCTCCATATCCGATAGCCAAGAAAATTAATTCCTCTGATTGTGCTACTAGTTTCCCAGTGACTTAAACTCATGCTCATTTCATCTAAAGAAAACTTTTCAATCTTCTTTTGCAGCTCTCTAAGCTCTTCTAAGGAATCTCCTAGTATGACCACATCATCCATGTACCTTGCCCAGTCGCGTAAACCTAATTCATAGAACAGAAACTTATCAAGTATGTTTCCGTAGATATTTGCTGATAATTGACTTGTTAGCCAACCTATCTTTACTCCAACACCATCACCTAAAAGTAATCGCAGAAGGTCTAATGTTTTTGTACACTTAATCTTCTTTTCAATTTCTTGCATTAGCCTAGATATTACAATAGATGCAAAATATTTACTGTAGTCTGTCTTTAAAAAGAACTGATAGTTTTCTTTTCGTAGCTTACTTTGTATAAACTTAACGCCGCCATGAGTTCCTTTACCTTCTCTGCAAGCATAACTGTTTGGTAAGAAGGTATTATCGAATATTGGATTTATCACATTACATAAAGCATGCTGTACCAGCCTATCACTGAACTCCAAAGCCTCTATAGACCTCTTTTTTGGTTCATAAACATAAAACTTTCTACTAGGTTTTAGCTGATACTCACCACTAATAAGCTCCTGCTGTATTTGCAATAAATTAAGCTCTGCATACTCTTTAAAACGTAAGTATCCAGTAGTTGTTTTCTTACCATTAGATGTTTTTCTAAAAGCTTCCCTAAGATTATCCATGTCGACAATTTTGTCAAATAGATTCCCTTTTCTTTTTGTCATAAAGTCGGCACCACCTTTCAATAATTTACTAGGTGTTCTACCGAACCTAGAAATGTATTCCCCGAAGGAGGATAAAAATGGCTGACCATATAGGTCGGGGGATAACGCCGTAGCATATTACCCACCGAATAAAAAATCGTCACAAGCGGAACGCAGCGAGATGTTGTTGTTCGAATTAGAAGCTGAGTTGTTCCAGTTCGAAGAACGAGAACCAGCGTTCACGCCATTGTTCCAGTTCGCACCAAGGAGCGAAGCATTGCCCATTTTTACCCCTGTAATTTCTTGCTCTTAATCCATGCACCAAGTATCGAGCCAACCTCAGACATAATAGCTTGAGCCGTTTGTTCTTGATGACTTGTCATACATTTTTTAACTACAAGAAATCGCATCCAGTAACGCAAAGTTGATAGCTGTGCGTCAATTAAATATAACTTACTAACTTGCCTTGTTTTACCCGCAATAATCATGGTAGATGGTACAGATAGTAACTCTTCTAAAACCATGTTTCTGGCAATCCCATGTTTTCTTGGGATGCTTTGTAATATTGGATATAGATAGTGAATTAAGCGTTCATACTTTTCCACTATCAACATCTGACTGTTCATGTCTTTAATCATGCCACTCGCTTCCGCTCGTTAGTCAAGTTGCAAGTGGTCACAAGCGGAACGCAGCGAGAGGCTGTCGAGCGAATCAGAAGCTGAGTAGTTCCAGAGCGAAGAACGAGAACCAGCGTTCACGCCACCGCTCCAGTACGCACCAAGCAGCGAAGCATTTGGTGCATTATACTCAGAACCAAACCCTTCCGTGTTAGCGTTCCAACCGCCTGTACTGTATGCACCACCTCTATCCTGCGCCCAAATCCACAAGTTACCAGTGGCCTGCATAACACCCCAACGTGATGTTCTTGATGCATCAAGGCCAGTATTAACTGGGTCACTGCCGCGAGATGTTGCTTCAGTAACACCGTAACAAGCTGCCATAAACTCAGATTGTGTAAATGCACGCTTACCGTAAACCGCTGCAATAGACATGGCTTCAAACCAAGTCAAGCTACCGTAGGTTGTTGAGCCATTTCCACCAAGTGCTGATGGAATAACAGGTGGTGTACTACCATCTGCAATAGGCTTGCCATAACTTGACGTACCGTTTACATCTGGGTTGTTATTTAAGAAATAAATATCTGACCAAAAACTACCAGCAACACAAGTCATTCCACGAGGGTCATCACAAGCTGGTCTATACTTTAAGTCCCAGAATGAATACTCGTTAATCTGTGCAGTTGAGCTACCACCTGACTGAGCTGTTGCATTTCCACCAGGTGCATAGTGGAACCCACCAATCTTGGTTGAGCCTGTAGTTGGTGGTGTTACAAAGTCATTTGTAGCTTGCACAGTTCCATTAGGGTTTACCCATATTGCATAATCAGTGCCAGTTGAAGCTGTTGGCATCGATACTGCTGTACCTGATGAAATAGATAAAACAGAACCATTAACCAATACATAAATTTGCTGACTAGTCGATACTGTAAAGTTACCTGTCTTGGTAAATGCAGGAGTAGATGAATTTGTTTTAATTAATTTTTGCGACATTGAAGCAGGCAATAGTAATGGAAACTGGTCTGTACCATTATCCCCAACCTTCACCAATCTACCTGCTGTGGTGTCTGTTGATGATGTGGTTACGTCACTTGCATACGCTGTACCTGCTTCGTTATCTAAGCCAGTTCCAGGTGCGTGTACAATATTAGTCGCATCGACACTGGCCGCACTTGTAGCTGCTTCATCTGCTGAGTTAGCTGCTGCTGTTGCTGAGTTAGATGCTGCTGTAGCACTTGCACTAGCATTAGTAGCCTGTGTAGTTGCAATGCCTGCTTGTGTAGTAGCTGTTGTAGCTTGATTAGGTGCATCAATAATAGCAGCAATGTTTGTATATGCACTATCAATAGCATCATAATGAGGGCTTACTAAAGCCTCTTTAGCTACAACCGTATCTCTATAACCTTCTGCTTCTGTAGCACTTGCAGCACTTGCTGTAGCACTGTTAGCAGATTGAGTAGCACTTGTAGCTGCTGCTGTAGCTGAGTTAGAAGCTGAACTAGCAGAGTTAGCTGCATTAGTCTCAGAAGTAGCTGCATTAGATGCAGATGTACTTGCAGAGCTTGCAGAACCTGCTGCATTAGTCTCTGAAGAAGATGCTGCACTAGCTGAGTTAGCTGCTGCTGTAGCACTACTTGCCGATGCTGCTGCACTTGTAGCTGCATCTACACTTGAACCTAAGATAGAGTCTACATAGCCCTTACGAGTTAATGTATCATCAGTAGAAGGGTTAGATGTACTTGTAGCCTTATTAGCACCTAATGTAATATCACCTGTCATTGTACCACCAGACAAGTTTAGCTTAGTTGCTAAAGCATTAGTCATAGTTGTAGCAAAGTTAGCATCATCATTCAATGCTGCAGCTAATTCATTAAGAGTATCTAAAGCAGCAGGTGCAGAATCAAGCACAGAATCAATCTGAGCGTCTACATAAGCTTTTGAGGCTGCATCAGTACCATTGACAGGGGTAGAGACAGAAAGTGTCCCAGTGACGTTCCAGTTGCCTGTAACGCTACCTGAAGAGAGGGTAGTAACACCATCAACGTTAAGAGTACCATCTAAATCTGTAGCACCAGTAACATTTAGTTGAGAAGGGTATGTACCAAGTTCTACGATAGTACCTTGGTTGTTTGTAAAGATTCGTTTATCTACTGTATTAACAGCAAACTCACCTGTAACAATATCAGATGTAGTTGGAGTTGAACCAGCAGTAGTTGAGCTTTTGATTAGTATTTTTGTAGGCATTTTCCATTCCTATTTTGGTGGGGAACAATGTAATATTGTTTTCAAATAGACTCTCGTTAGAAAGCCTATAAAAAAACTAAAGAGCCCCGAAGGACTCTAAAGGTTTAGACCTAAGCTGGTAGAGCGATTACAAAACCAGTTTCAGGACGTAAAGTTTCAACACCGTAGATAGTGTCAGAAGTGAACAAGTCAGCTAAGTACTCTTGCTTGTACTGAGTCTGTGAACGAACACCTTGTTGTTCAGCTAATACAAAAGTATCTTTGTGCATTAGGAAAGCACCACGAACACCTGACTCAAGAGTAGGAGCGTTGTTAGTAACATAAACATCAACACCGTATAAAGAACCGATAAGACCAGTGTTTACACCTTGACCATTTACGAAGTCAGAGCTGTTATAACGGTCAATACCTAGGATATCACGACGTGCTGAAGGAGGAATAACTAACACACGACCGTCCATAGGAACGTCTGCATCATCCATCTGCTTGATAGCTTCACGGAAAGCTAAGTCAGAGAAAGCACCAATATCAGCAGTACCATCAGCATCATAAGCTTCTAAAGCACCAGTTGAAGTGTTGATTTGGAAAGAGTTACTGTGTACCCAAGAAGCACCAGTACCATCACCAAGACTCTTACCTAATGCAAAGATGTCATTGTCAATCTGTGTAGAAAGAGCATAACCTGCATCTTCAGTGTAGAAACGACGCATTGAATCAAGTGCTTGAACATCAACGATATCTTCAATCATACGTGAGTATTCATAGTGCTTGTCAATAGTAACAATTACTTCTGACTCAACATCTGCCTGGATAGTTACTGCTGTGTTAGCTGCTTTAACAGAAGCTGAACCACGAGTAGGTTTAGGAATGTGAAGTGCATCACCTTTCTTACCAACCATAGACATTTTGTTTACAAGGTTTGCTAGTACAAGGTTTTTCTTGTATGCTGCAACGATTTCATCTGACCATAGTTCAGGAATAAACTTGTCAGCATTAGTTTTGTTTACGATAGAGGTAGAACCTCCAGGATAAGCTACTTTAGCCATTTTTTAATCTCCAAATATATAAAATTATTTTACTCTCCCTTCTGCATAAGCTGCTCTGATTTCAGGCATTAAGGCTTCATAGCGAGAAGGGTTAGTGTGCATCAGTTCAATAATATCAGCTCTACGATAGATTTTACGAGAACTTCTTTCACCTGACCCGTTTGATGTTCCTGCAGATGCTGTCTTAACTTGCTGCTTACGTTGAATCTTTTCAGCTTCTACTGTAGTTTTTAACGTACCTTGACGTTCTTTCCACAATGTAAGCAATTCATCTGCAGCATCAAAGTCGTAGTTAGTATCTGCTTCTTTTAGAAGCCTAGTACGAATCTTTGATTTACCAACCCACTCTCCAAAGTTAGAGTCCTGAACAATACTCATGTAATCAGGATGTGTAGACTTTAACTTAGCTAAGATAGTTTGTTGTTTTAGCTCAGTTGAAAGTGCCTCTGACTGTTTGATACTAGGGTGGTTGTTAAGAAGCTTCTCTACAGCATTTTTAGGGTCTGAGAAAAAGTCAGCTTCGTCAAAATCTTCTAGTTCTGCGGGGGCGTTGTTTTGTGCCGTTTGCGTCTTAATGAAGTCGTCTACAACTCGTCTGAGTTCACCTACTTCCTGTCCTTGTTTGCCTAACAACTGTTCAGCATTTTGGTGCATTGCAACAATATCTTTAATGTCTTTGTTACGATACTTCTCAGGAATAGCGTCCTCTTCAGGTTGTTCTTGAATCACCTCTTCTTCTTCAGGTTGCTCTTGTGAGTCATCAAAAGAATGTAGTTCTTCGTCGTTTTCTAGTTCTACTTCGTCTAGACGTTCGTCTATAATATTTGCCATATCATTTCTCCGTGCTTAAAGCATTGTGAAGATTAAAATTAAATCGTTGGTCTGAACCCTGTTAGCCCACCTTACAGTTCTTCAGAGTATCCATCGTTGATAGAAGCATAGGCTGCTTCAATGCCTTGTTCAAAACTAAGCATACGGCTTAGGATGCCTCGTTCCCCTTTAGCTCGGTGTAGTTCCTCTATAGTTTCATAGTGTTCTATCCTATACGACGAATAGATGTCTTCTAAATCTTTAGTGAACTGTTTCCAACCATCAGTTAAGAATAAGTCAAAATAAGTTTCGTAATACTTCTGTTCTTCTTGAGTCATGTGTTCTCCCTTTCGGCACTTGACATATTAAAAGTAAAAAGCTTACATTACATAAGCTCTATAATATATAGTATACCACAAGTATGTGCTTTTGTCAAGCTTTATTTTGTAGTTTTTGTAACTCTTTTTACAGGAGTCTTTTCAGGAGCTTTCTCCAAGGCTTCGATACGTTTCTCTAACTTACCGAAAGCTTCGTTTACTTGCTCTACAATCTTTTTCATTTCTGTTTGTGTCATCATTATTCCATGTTCTCCATAGGTGATGGTGGTTGCATTGGCATCTCAGGCTGTTGCATTGGTGTTTGCATAGGCTGAGGTGCAGGTGTATTACTTTCCATTTGTTTTTCTTTTAGTAATAACTCAGCTACTTTATAACGTCTCTCAAACTCTTTGTCATCTGCATCACCTGTGTCAAGATTAGTTGATACAGCTTTAATACGAGATGTTTCAGCATCATAAGATACGTATGTAGCTTCTGTTTTATACTTCTCTGCTCTTGCTGCTGATTCTGCTGCTTGAGCCTGTAATGCTGCTGTAGTAGCTTGTTCTTTAGCAAGCTGTACTTGTAACTGCATTTGTTGTGCTTGTTGAGCTTGTGGGTCAGGTTGGTTAGATTGTTTAAGTCTAGCAATCATTTCCTCACGGTTAGATAAGTTCATGTTATCTACAATGGACTCAATTAACATTGGGTACATAGGACTTTCTGGACTCATTGTTTGTAGTAACTGTACCAACTGTGTTACTTCATACTCACGAGCAATAATACCTAAAGAAGAGCTAGGGCAGAACTTATAGTCCTTAACAGGATAAACTTCAGGGTTAAACTGCATATAACGCCAAGCTGTCTTTGTAACTAATGGTAGTAAGAACAACTCTTGGAAGTTAATCAATGTACGTTTATGTCTCTTGATAATAGCACCAAGACCCATAGAGATACCTGCTGCTGTACCTTCACCATTAATAGCACCAGGAACACCTGCTGTATCAATAGCACCTGTAGCTTGCTGTACCATATTCTGTAAAGTAGAAGTCTGAGCAAAACTTGTTTGGTCTAAACCTCCAAACTTAAATGGTTGTAGAATCTCTGCAGGATTACCATTAGTTAATAGCATCTTACCAGGTCTAATTTCAGGCTTCATGCCACGAGGTAAACGAGAAGCATCAATAGCCATCATAGGATGAATAGTAAGAGCTAAGGCATCAATACGAGCACGTAGTTCTGTGTCTAGTGCTTTCTGACTGTTATAACCTTTCTCACATACACCTCGACCCCAGAATCGAGAAGGAACTACATCCCAAGGGAAAGCTACAACTGGTCTGTCTTGCATCATGTATGGGTTTTCTTCAATCTTTAATAATTGACCACCATTAGCAATAACTACAACTGCTTCAATGTACTTACTTCCAGTACCTTCTTCTTTCTCTGTAAGTTCTACAATCTCATCTTCTTCATCTTCTTTTAAAGCTTCTTCATAAAGCTCACGAGGGATAAGACCATAGTACTTAGTAAGACGTACTTTATCATCAGGATAAGCACTTAGCTCTTGGTCAGGCTCTAAGTCATAGTCCATAGATGCTGTTTCAATATCTACATCAAAATAGATACCTTTCTCAATATCTTGTTGTACTTGATGTAATGGTACAAACTCATCAATAGCTACACCTAAAGCATCTTCAATAGAAGTAGCAACAGGGTCAATCAAGAAGTTCTGAGGTAACACTGGACGTAGCTTAACAACTACTCTATCTGTAGTCTCTACACCAATAGCTTCTAGCTCACCATCCATGATAGGCTGTGTAGCAGGTTTAAGTTCCTTAACTTCTTCTAGAACAATCTCACCAATACCTGTACCATAGATAGCAGCATTTAGAATACACTCTGCTACTTCTTTTCTAGTCTTAGTAAACTTAAAGTCTTCAGTTAATTGATTACGAAGGAATTGAATGTCATTGTTTTGACCTTCTGTTTTTTCTTTATAATCATCTTCAATATCAAACCATTTACCTCTACCAAAAGTAGCTTCTTCTACTTCTGCAACACTACTCTCAACTGCTTGTTGTAGTGCTGGACTGATAATCTTAGAGCGTTCACTGTTTCTCATAGAGTCTTCAGCTGACCAAATACCTCTCCACAGTCTGTAGTATTCTTCATGCTTCTCTACATAGTTAGAGTCATAATGGTCTCTCCAACTATCGCACTTATCAATTACCCATCCTTCAACAGACTCTTGTATATAATCTTTTTCCATTTTTAATCCTTAAGTTAATATCCTGCTATGCTGTCTAACATTTCGTAGTCATCGAAGTCGTACTCTTCATAATGATAGGGTACTTTAGCTAATTGGTCAATGTAAGCCAAGGAGTCAATTAAATCGTCATGTACTAATGGGTTAGGGAACTGAAACAACTGGTCTAGGAATGTACTATTCCATTCACCTTTGTTTAAAGAAACATAACCATTTTCAAATCTACCTTGTAAAGCCCAAACAATACGGTCAGTCTTCTTCTTGTTACCGTGTGTTAGTTCTTCTACTCTAAAGAACTTCTGCTTTCTTTTCTGTATATCCATTAGAGGGGACATTACAGCTTGTTTAGCAATACCTTTCTCAATACCTACAGCTACAGGTTGATACCTAGCAACTGCATTGAATATCTTATCTGCTGTAGTTTTTAAATCCCAACGTCCATGAATGATATTAGCTATCCACCAACCATTTTCATTAACTTTTACTACAGAGATAGAGGTACTATCTAGTCTACTGCTCTTACCTTGAGAGATGCTTTTAACATCTTCAAAACCTGCTAAATCCACTGCAATGTAGTAATCACCAATGTCAGGTTCTTCTTCCTCAACTCTAACCCACTCTTCTTTAAATAACTCACTACCAAGTGCTTCAAAGGAGGCTAAGAACTCTTGTCTAAAAGCATAACTAGACATAGACTTTTTAGCTACATCAATCTCTGATGGGTCTAACAATGGGTTATCATAAGAGGTAAAGTGCCAAGCTTTATAAGTCTCATCTTCACTAAACTCACCATACTGATACAAGTCATAGAAGTGGTTACGACCCATAGGTGTACCAATAAACATTGCATCACCCTTTTGGTCAGCTAGGGCAGGTCGTAGGATTGTCTCCCAGACCTCTGGCTTCATGTCAGCATATTCATCCATGACAAGAAACTTAAGACTTACACCACGCATTGTTTCAGGTCTATCAGCCCCTTTTAAGGAGATTGTAGCACCATTTACAAGTGTAATTTGTAGGTTATTAATATGACTAGATTTAATAATAGGGTGTGCTAACTCTAACAAAGTAGCCCACATAATGTCTCTAGCTTGCCCCTGTGTAGGTGCTACATAGAACACATGACCCTTATTTGCTTGTAGAGCATATATGATTAACATCCATGCTGCTAGTCTTGATTTACCTGTACGTCTACCTGCAGCAATAATCTTAAAACGTGTCTTATCATTAAACACTTGTTGCTGCCAGGGGAGTAGTTCAACTTGTAGGTCAGCCATCTTTATCTACCACCTCAAAGTCTGTTGATTCAATAATGGTATCATCTTCCTTCTCAGGTTGTTTAGAACCTATATGAATCTCTTCACCACCAATACCACTAATACTAATATTAACAGCTGCCTTACCACCACCATCTTTATCTTTATCAAAGTAAGACACAGGTAACAATCTATCCATAAGTAGTTTCCAAGCTGCTGCCTGATTCTTATGGTCATCATTAAGTGCAGCATCAAGTATAGAGTCCATAACCTTTCTACTCTTTGGACTAGCTAACAATCTAGCTTTATACTCAGCTATAGCAGCTGCCTCTCCAGGAGGTCTTCCTACTTTATTTCTTTTAGTTTTACTCTCTACAAGAGCTTTAGGAGGTCTTCCTCTTCTTTTCTTTACAGGAGCTTCTATAGCTTCCTCTTTCTTGTCTTGCATCATAGCTCCTTTAAGAGTTGTTATGAATGTTAACAATAATAAAACAATACTGATAAGTCAGGATGTATCCTTAATGTTATGGTGTAGTCCTTAAACAGTTCTTGTTTAGTCTTATACATTTGTAAACGAAGTTTCACTTAGTATATATCTAAACAGTATCTGTTTAAGCTTATATAGTTAGATTATTATAATAATATTAATATAAAAGTTATGTTGTAAACACTTCTCTGTGTCCTATCTAAGTCCTGTTCATCTTTTTTAATAACTTTACAAGGAATATTATATCATATGTTTGTTCATTTGTCAAGTGTTATTTTAAAGATAATTTGTAAATAGTTTTATTGTTCTTTTACCTATAAAAGCCTATAAATAATTTCTTTTTTAAATTCAAAGACTTAGTTTATAACAATAGAAAGTAATTAAAGGAGTTAAATAAGCTTAAATAAGACCTATGCAATACTGTAGGTTAGTTAATACACTGCTTAAGACCTGTTTAGGACACTGCTCAATACCTGCTCAGTCTAAATAGTATTAAACAAGCCTAAGCAATCCTCTTCTTTTTTTTCTTAAATAGCCTCTTTTGCAAGTTTGTGAGGCAACTGTTAATAAATAGACTACAGAGTTCCTCCCCCCGCCCCTAAATAATCCTAAACAATCCCTAAATAAGCCTGAATAACCTATCTAAGTGGTGTTCTATCCCTATTTAGGACTGAATAAGCTGGTATCTACATAGGTATTGCACCATTATAGGGCATAGGTTGTACCATATTGGACAAGGTATTGGAGAGGCTATTGGATAGGATACTGTGGGGTTGAAGTGTGAATGATTGAGTAGGAGCCTATAGAGTCTTATATAACTCATATA